TTTGAGTAGAACCTGAAATAGTTCCTGCTGGTATTACACTACCACTTGCATCAGGTATAACAATTCCAAATGTTGTTGCATCTCCCTTTGTAAAGGTTAGAGTATTACCACTAAACGAAGCTGTTATTAGGGAACTACCAGTAATTGCTGATGTTACCCAACTTCCACTTTGAGAAGCTAAATTACTCCATTTAGTATCGTTAGATTGAGTATAAGCATTTAAAGAACTTGTACTACTACCAACCGCAACGAATTTAGTATCTACTGATTGAGTAAAACTATTTAAAGAAGTATTATCCCAACTTCCACTTTGAGTTCCAATGGTACTAAACTTTGTATCTACTGATGCGGTATAAGTTGCAAGAGTAGAGTTTTTAGTTTCTTGTGATTGTGTAAATGAATTAAGAGAACTTATATCAGTTGTTACGGCACTACCAGTATTAACTGTTACATTAAATGTACTAGCATCTCCTTTTGTAAAGGTAATTGTATTCAAACTTACCGATGCAGTGATTAGAGAACTTCCAGTTATACCTGAAGTAACATATGAACCTGTTTGTCCACCCAATGTATTCCATTTAGTATCATTACTACCAGTATAGGTAGCAAGAGTACTATTTTTAGTATCTTGAGATTGTGTGAATTGGTTTAACGCAGTGTTATCCCAACTTCCACTTTGAGTACCGATTGTACTGAACTTAGTATCTACACTCGCAGTGTAAATTCCTAAAGTACTATTCTTAGTATCTTGTGAAGATGTGTATAAGTTTAGGGAAGCGGTACTACTACCTACTGCAACAAATTTTGTATCTACTGATGCAGTGTAACTTCCTAATGTACTATTTTTAGTTTCTTGTGATTGTGTGAAAGCATTTAGTGCACTTATATCAACTGAACTTGTTTGTACTGGCGTTCCGTTGATTGTTAGATTTCCTTGTATCTTAACACTACCACTAAGGGTTTGTATATCAGATAATTCATCTCCAAATTGGTTTGAACCACTAGAGTAAATTACTGATGATGTTTCAAATGTTGTTTGAAGATAAGTAAACGATGCAGAAACTGCAGTGATGGTTGTGAAGGTTTGATTTACACTAAAGTTATTATCTACGTTTGTTCTAGCAAAACTACCTGTTTCACTTTCAGTTACAAAACTTCCACTTTGAGAACCTAAGTTACTCCACTTAGTATCATTACTGCTTGTATATGATGCAAGTGTACTATTTTTAGTTTCTTGTGAAGAAGTAAATGAATTTAAAGAAGCAGTACTTGAACCAACTGCAACGAATTTAGTATCTACTGATTGGGTAAAACTATTTAAACTTGTATTATCCCAACTTCCAGATTGTGAACCTATATTAGAAAACTTTTCATCTACTGATGCAGTGTAAGTTCCTAAAGTACTATTCTTTGTTTCTTGAGATTGAGTAAATGCGTTTAGGGAAGAGATATCAGTAGAACTACTAGCAACTAAAGTTACTGAATTAGTACCACCATTACCTAAATCATATTCAAATTGTAATGGATTAGCGGTTGCATATATCCTTGTTACAAAACTACCAGTTTCTGCTTCAGTAATCCAACTGCCTGATTGAGTTCCTATTGTAGAGAACTTAGTATCTACTGATGCAGTATAAGTAGCAAGTGTACTATTCTTTGTTTCTTGTGATTGAGTGAACGCATTTAAAGAACTTATATCACTACCACTTACATCAGGCAACACTACACTAAATGTACTACTATTTCCTTTAGTAAAGGTTAAAGTATTACCACTAAAAGATGCAGTATATACTGCTAAACTCGCAGATGTATTTAGGGATGCAGTAACACTACTTAATGTACTATTCTTAGTATCTTGTGATTGAGTGAAACTATTTAATGCTGTATTATCCCAACTACCACTTTGTGTACCTATTGTAGTAAATTTTGTATCTACACTACCAGTATAAGTTGCTAGAGTACTATTCTTAGTATCTTGCGAAGAAGTAAATGAGTTTAAAGAAGATGTACTTGCTCCAATTGCACTATTAATTGTATATTGAGAAGCAGTGAATGCGTTAAGAGCAGAGATATCAGTTGGACCACTTCCACTTACATCTGGTATTACTACACCAAATGTAGTATTGTTTCCTTTAGTAAATGTTAGGGTATTACCACTAAACGATGCAGTTATTAAACTACTACCTGTGATTGCAGATGTTACCGAACCAAAAGAAGATGTTGGTACTAAAGATGTCTTATTATTACCATCACCAACCCATGCATATCCATTTGCTAGGGATGCTGTGAAACTACCACTAATAGATAAACTACCTGATGTATTAACACTTATACCTATTGAATTACCTAAACCATCTTGCAACCCTACTAATGTAGATGATGCTGTATTATCAGTCTCTAAATGAATTAGAGATTGATATGATTGAGATATGTAAAGGTTGGATAAATTTCCCATATATTTTTATTTTTATTTTAAGTCGTACTCCATGTTCTATAATTAGCATCTACTCCACTCCATGCGGTTGGGGTTGTTATCCAAACTTGAGGATTAATCCACAACTCACATATACTACAATTTTGTAATTCTCCTGGCAATAAGATAGGTAAATTTACAAAATCAAACTCCTCACTCGCGATTGGTTCTACTATTGTATAACAAACTAAGTTACCATATGTATTTGATAGTCCTGGTGTCTTTAGTGTAGAAAATACACCTCCAACGGGAATATCACCATCTATTATTGCTTTATATCTTGTACCAGTTAAACATTCTTCAATTAAGAATCCATTATCCTCCGGTATCAAAAAAAAAAGACAACGATTACGGTCGTTGTGAGTAGTTAGAGTAAACTCTGCGACCCACCCCGCGAGTCCGTTATCAAATCTATCTGCAAATGGGGTACAAATTATATCCTCATTTATTTCAAAATTCTGAACTCCTCTTTGTGTATATGATGTTAGGTCATTAACAATCGCTAATGCGTTTGCATATACATCTATTTTATCATCAACTCCGAAATAAGGAATAATCTGTCCATTATCTCTACCTTCACTTTCGTTATCTCTTACTTTAACTTTATCAGCTATTACTAATTGACATTTGTAATTTGTTACATTTGTACCGAAATCAGTTTCTAAGATTTGAATATTACCAATTGGATACGCTGGGTATTCCCTCTCACCTAACTCAAATAAATCTCCAGTAGTAACCACTTCAATTGATGGGTGATTACTCATTATAATCTTAAAATAATTTAGAGCATTATAATAAAGAGTATAGTTAGTTCCGGTGTTATTTACTATTGGTATGCTCATATTAATTTGGGTATAATTCAAAAAGGCAACGATTCTTATCGTTATGTGTTGTTAAAATAAATCCTATTATCCATCCTGCAAGTCCATTATCAAATCTTTGATAAAATTGTTGACAATTTATTTCAGAATTAATATCAAATCCTTGTATTCCTCTTTGTATGAATGAGGTTATATCATTCGTTATAGCTAATGTGTTTGCCAACACATCATATTTATCATCAGTACCATAATATGGTACATCTATACTATTTGTTCTACCATCACTATTATTATTCTTTACCTTAGTTTTATCTGCAATAAGAATTTGAATTTCGTAATCAGTAGTGGTTTCCTTAAATCTTGTGGTTACAACATTTATATTAGCAACAGGATATGCAGGAAACTCTCTTTTATCAAAATCAGTAAGGTCTTCCGTTCCAACTGATATAATAGATGGATGTTCTGCACAATATCCTCCCAATGTATTAATTAAATTATAATATAAAGTGTAGTTTACATTTGTATTATTAATAATTGCTGCCATAGTTTACAATTGTATACCGCCGAAGTATTGATTACTTTGGTCTGGATATATTTGAGTTTGATTACCAACTGATTGATTGTATTGTGGAATATATTGAGAATATGCTACACAATAGTTTTGTAATCTAAGTGCGTAGTAATCCGCGTTATTAAGAGCCTTATTTAAAAGATAATCTATTTCTGATTTAGAAGGTGCTATTCCCTGTTCACTCTGTTGTTTCACTGCACCATTCGATTTGAATTGGACACTGCTGAAGGGGATGTATTCCACACAAGCATACCATATCAAGCAGTTCTTAATATGGTCATCTAAAAGGTCTTGATAATATGCAGAAAGAGAACCGACCGTATTGGCTAGAATTTGGTCTTGTAAGTAATCAAATAGGACAGTTCCTAAAAGATTCTTTAAGTATTTATCCTGACTCGTTCTTACGAAGGGTAGGAGTGCATCTGCATCTATTGCCCCTTGTAGTGGAGAGTTCTTAATAATATCGTTTCGGTTTATAAAAAGTGCGTACGCCATATATTCTTAGTTTAAAAGTTTTCCATTATTATCATACATTTCATATTCTCTACTAAAGAATGCCCTACCCATTGTTGTAGGAAGTGCATCTTCAACAGTCGCATCTCCACTATCTTCCGTAGTTGCAGGATTTTCCATTTCTTTATTGGTTTCATCTGCAACTTCTCCAACCGTCTTATCAGTTTCTTCTGCTTGTTGAGAAAGAATTGCTAAAGGAGTTAATTGGTCAAAGTATAATTCCGTATAGTCATATCCACCTTCAGTTAGTGCTGCATCTAAAGCATTTAGAATAAGGTTTTGAAATGGAGAGATAGTCATTGTTTGCATGATTGAGAATGCTGTTTGCATCTCTTCTGATTGAGAACTGAAACCAGTTGTCTTACTTCTTATACCAAAAAGGAGAGGAGAGGTAACTCTATGAGCTACTAATATTCTGTCTTGAATATAATCTGCAACATACTCATACTTCTCATGTAAGTTATCAATTTGTATTGTATCTATACTGGGTTTAGTTTCAACAGAATCGTTAAATGATAACATGAAACGACCTGCGTTATCAGTACCAGTAAACTTTGCTTGAACTAAATCCTCTATTGTTTGTCTTTCTTCAGGTGCAGGAACTCCATTATTAAAGTTAATCATTACTGCAGGTAAGAAACCATTAGTGATGTTATTAAAATGTAAGTTACTTATCTCACCATCAGATATTGCTAATTGCATTGCTGATACCCAATCAGGTAGGGAATAATAGTATAGACCAGGACAGTAATTCTTAATCCAAAGTAATTCTACTTTTTCATTAGAAGTACCAAATGCTGGTAATTTCTTTTTATCCTTTATCTTTCTTTGGTCTGACCAATCAGTACAATAATAATAATTTTCTATCTTAGGATTATTACCAATCTTTTCAGCTCTTAGTGTTTGTGCTGGGACATGGTAAAACTTAATTACCTTTGTATGGTCATCGTTCCAATAGACTTGGAATGCTGCATTACCATAAAGTTTTAAATCAAATGCTACTCTCTTAACTTCCTCTTGTGGAATTAACTTTTGTAGAACTTTATCAAATCCTGCACTCTTAGAATATAAACCCTTTCCATATATTAAATCTGCAATACCTTCGATACATGCAGCGTTAGATGTAGATACGTTAAATGCAGATATTACTGCATCGAAGAAATCATCTTGGCCATAAACACCAAAAGGCACCCATGAGTAACGGGTTTTTGTGTCTTCATTGATAACCGGTAATTGGTTATTGTTAACATTTATGATTGCAAAGTTTTGTTTTTTATTCATATTAGTTGTATATTACATATTTGTTTTCTGAGACATGAGATACTTCATTACCATCCAAAGGAATCTGATTCTCATAAACTGATTTATCAATTGATTGAGAATGGTAGACTTGTACCGAACCATGCCATATTGTATCAGCAGAGTTATATAGAATTGCTCTATACTCACTACCAACCACTGCTCCACTTATACTTGCAGTAAAAGCTAAGATGCTTTCATAAGAAGTGTACGATGCAGATGTTAAGGATGCAGTAAAAGAATTTAAACCCATCATATCAGTTAAACTCATAGTAAATGAGTTAGAACCCGTTGGTTCAGTTCTAATAGTGTATGAGTTGGATTGAGAGATATAATAGGCCAGCATTATCTATGTGTTTAGTAATAATAACACTCATTTTCGTATAAATACTTAAAACAAAAAAAGGTATCCATATAGGATACCTTCTTATTATTGTGTTATACTGAGAGTTAGTTACTTCCGTATACGATTGTATTACCATTTAAAACAGAAGTTGGAATAGCTGTTGTTGTAGTTGAGCCTGATACGAATGAAGCTGGTAACTTTTCTTGCCCCTGGAAAGTAACTGAATAACCATAAAGGTCACCCAATGCTCCACCGGTTTGAATTGTTCCTGCAGTCACATCACATCCTTCTTTTTCTCCTGCTAAAAGTGCTTCACCATTCAATGTCCACAAGATGATTTGAGGACGGCCATAAGCCATCAACTTCAATTGTGTAGTCATTTCATTAGTTAACTTCTTTAAGTTCAATGTTAATTCTTGAGAGAAGAAGGTTGTACCATTTTCTCTTGACGTATTAACTGTTTCAGTATACGCACTTGTTCCTTTTAATTCATAATAATACAAAGTACTACCTGAAGGAATTGCTGTTACTTCGCCATCACCATTTTTAGTGAATGAGCCTGTTGTGTAATTGATAAAATAAACTCCTGCAAGTCCACCTACCGATTCTTTACAAACCTCATTTCTACCTTTTGATACTTGACAATTTAATCCTGTTAGTGCCATAGCTGTTGTTTTTTATTTTAAGTTATTAAAAAGGGTGAGTTTTGTTTCTAAACTACTCCCCACCCTTGTTATATTTTATTAGTATGCTCCGTAGTATACAATATCAGAACCGATACCGAACTGAACACCTGAAGTAAATCTCATGATGATACGATAGTTCTGAGAACCGTCGATGTCTGCCATGTCTATTACTTTCACTTGGTTGTAATCAGATAACAAACCAGTTCCGAAGAATAAGTTTGATTTTTGTGCTGCTACAATTTTGTTATCACTCATACCTGGACAAAGAACAACGTCAATACCATTGTAGTTATAAGGTTTTTCTCCTATAACGAAAGCATTCTGATAACCATTTGCTGCAACACCAGTAACTGTTGTACCTGCTGTAGTTGATACACCAGAAGTTGCTTGTTGCCATGCTCTTGCTACGTTTGTACCAACATATAAAACTAAATCTTGTTTACCATAAACTGTTGCTGGAACGGTTTGTACGATAGAATCGAATTTAGCGATAATGTTTGCTGAGGTAACTGAACCTGAGATGATAGCTGAAGAACCACCTGATACTCTTGCTGGTAAAACTCCACCTGCTGCAACTGATGCAGAGAATAAGTTTTCAAAACCATTGAAAGTTCCAGTTGATGCTAAACCTTGCCAGATGTTTGTTTCTGTTGCTTCTGCAACTTTACCACCAATGTAAGATACTAAGTAATCATTGAATGATTTTGGAATCTCATCAAACGCAGAAAAACCTAAGTTTAAGGCTTCCCATGAGTTTAAGAAATCTTGCTTACATAATTGTACGTTTACTTGTAACTCTGCTGGAGTTAAGACTTGTTCAGAGATTGTTACTGAACCTGTGTTTGTGATGAAATCGCAAGATGCTGCGTTAACTAAGTTAGCAACTGCTAATTTCTGGATAACTGATTTGTACTTCACGTTTGGCATGATAGTAACTAATTTTTTATCCAATGTGTTTGCACTTAACAACGCTGCTGCGATGTATCCCGATGCTGCCTCACCTGCGTATGTTCCGCCAGAGATAGTTGGGTTTGCGAATTTTTGAATTTTGTTCATTGTTTTTTTCTTTTTGAAATTAATAATTTTATTTATAAAGTTTAGATAAGAATGCAGATTGGAAATCTGATTTATTCTTACCATAATTTTTATTGTTAGTTTGTGATGAGAACTTTTGAGCTGAATCAGTTGGAGCACCATCTAATTTTGGTAACTCTTCTTCTTCTTCTTTTTTCATTTCGATACCTTCTTCTTCCTCAACTACTTCTTCATCTGTTGGTGGGACCATTGCTTCTTCCATCTTAGCTATTTTCTTTTCCATTTCTGAAATTCTATATGCTAATTTAGTGTAAGTCATTTCATCCTCTTTCATATCACCTTCTCCGAGTGGAGT